AAACTTTGATGAGACTGTAGATCGTTACATAGGATTTATGTCGGATTATTTGAGGGATAAGTTCGATTACGTTCTTCCTGATAGTGATGTAGATGACTTACGTGAGGCTATCCTCAATCTTGAGATCATGCCGTCTATGAGGGCTATGATGACCGCTGGACCTGCTTTAGCGCGAGATAACATCTGTGGCTACAACTGTAGCTACATCCCTGTGGACAGCCCTCGTGCGTTCGATGAGTGTATGTACATCTTAATGTGTGGCACGGGGGTAGGTTTCTCTGTGGAGCGTGAGAACGTGGACAAGTTGCCTGTGGTGTCGGACAACTTTAGCAAGTCTAACACAGTGATCAACGTGGCAGATAGCAAGCCGGGATGGGCAAAGGCGTATCGTGAGTTGATTGCATTGCTCTACGCAGGGCAAGTTCCGCAATACAACGTGGATGGTGTGCGTCCTGCTGGTGCACGTTTGAAGATTATGGGAGGCCGTGCATCTGGTCCACAGCCCCTAATCGACTTATTTAATTTTACGATAGAAACATTTAAGAAAGCAAAGGGGCGCAGACTATATCCTATTGAGTGTCACGATCTTATGTGCAAGGTGGGAGAGGTTGTAGTCGTGGGAGGAGTGCGCCGCTCTGCGCTGATTAGCTTGTCGAATTTGAATGATGATCAGATGGCACACGCTAAATCAGGGCAGTGGTGGGAGCACGAAGGACAACGTGCTCTAGCCAACAATTCTGTAGCCTACAAGTGCAAGCCAGAGATGGGCACGTTTATGCGTGAGTGGCTTGCCCTGTACGACTCCAAGTCAGGAGAGCGTGGTATATTCAACCGTGAGGCTGCAGACAAACAGGTTGCTCGTAACGGACGACGTGAGACAGGACATATGTGGGGAACCAACCCCTGCAGTGAGATTATCTTACGCCCATACCAATTCTGTAACCTGTCAGAAGTGGTGGTGCGTGAACACGATACACTCAAGACCCTAGAGCGTAAGGTGCGTCTAGCTACCATCTTGGGAACGATACAATCCACTCTCACTGACTTCAAGTATTTGAGGAAAGTATGGAAAGACAACACAGAGGAAGAAAGATTATTAGGCGTGTCCTTAACTGGTATTATGGATCACTCAGTTTTATCGAAAAACGTAGATTCAAAAATCTGGCTAGAAAAAATGCGCGACACAGCTATAGAAACGAATCGACAGTATGCCCAAACTCTAGGAATCCCACAAAGCAGTGCCATTACCTGTGTCAAGCCGTCGGGCACTGTGTCTCAGCTAGTGGACGCAGCAAGCGGTATACACGCTAGACACAGCGAATATTACATACGCACTGTGCGTGGAGACTCGAAAGATCCGCTCACACAGTTTCTTGTAGACTCTGGTGTGCCAGCAGAACGTGACGTGATGAAACCAGAATCAGTGACGGTGTTCTCGTTCCCTATGAAGTCACCAGAGGGTGCTGTCATGCGTACGGACACAACTGCTATAGAGCAGCTTGAACTGTGGAAGACATATGCTATACACTGGTGTGAACACAAGCCATCTATCACTGTTACCGTCAAGGAGGACGAGTGGATGGACGTGGGTGCGTGGGTATACGAAAACTTCGACGTGGCATCTGGTGTGTCGTTCTTGCCGTTTTCTGACCACACGTATCAACAGGCACCATACCAAGACATAGAGCCTGATGATTACATAGAATGGAAGGACCGTATGACGTACGTAAATCTAGACTGGTCGCGGCTCACCGACTTCGAACGAGAAGACAACACCACGGGATCACGTGAACTGGCTTGTACAGCAGGAGTGTGTGAGGTCGTAGACCTGAGTGCAGCATGATACAAATAGCCATAACACCTGAGATAATCAGTCGCGCAAAAAAGAAAGCTGCCCAAGTAGGTAATCTACAGGGCAGCATAACAGGCAGTAAGAGTCATGTTGTAGGCGCAATTGGCGAGGTTATTGTAGCAGACCTCACAGGAGCTACAGAGACTAGCACGTACGACTACGATATAGTTAGGGACGGGGAGCGTATCGATGTGAAGACGAAACGCTGCAACACACGTCCCTATCCACACTACGAATGCTCAGTGGCTGCACATGGGGCCACGCAAGAATGCGACAACTATGTGTTTGTACGCATCTTGGGAGACATGTCGGTAGCGTGGATATTAGGTGAAATATCTAAATCAGATTTTTATGCGAAGGCAACGAAATATAAGCGGGGCGATATAGACCCTGCAAACAGCTTTGAGTTCAGGGCTGACTGCTACAACCTTCCGATAAGTGAGTTATCTGATGTCAAAAAAAGCATTTCTATTTAAGTTCGAAGCGAACTTACTGCAGGACGGAAAGGTAGAACTTTTGTCCGACTGCATAAATCCGGAGGAACTAGAAAAGGTAATAAACAAGGGATTACCTGAGTATGATGGCGCACACTCTGTAGCGTCCCTAGTTCGTTACCTGAGTTCTATGTCGAAGGAGATTATGGAGAAGTCGGGTAGGTACGTGTAGTTTACTTGGTTGCTCTACGTAAGGCTTGTTTAATTTTCGGATCGTCAGCCTCTGCTATACCCGTTTCTACAGCTAATTTAATATCGTTAACATACATTTTTATATCAGATTTTTTAAGTTTGCCATCAGGATTATCTGAATCTGTATTTGAAATGAGACTTTCTACGGCATGTCCTAGTCTAGCATTTATCATGCCCATTTCGTTTTTGCCATAAGCACGACCTCCTTTATTAAAAACTCCTCTTCCCTTGAGGATATCGGCCTGTGTAATCTTACCATCCTTATTTAAATCAGGAAAAGTTTTTCCGCCCTTTTTCATACCCATCATCATTTTCGGCTGCTGCATCATCTGACTCTGCATCATATTTTGTTGCGGCTGTGTGGTCGTCATCATGCCGCCCCCGTAAGCTTTCTTCCGGGGTTTCTTTTTAGCTGCCATGCCGCCGTACATCATAGGCTTGTTCTTTGCTGCGCCACCATACATCATACGTTTACGTGGGCCATTGTTATAAGTCTTCATTTTAAGTTTCTCCTGCTGCAATTTTTCTAAGCCGTTCTTTTTCTGCTTCTCTTTGAGGAATCGCAACTTCTTCCTCTACAAGTTCTGCTTGTGGCTTAGATACTTCTTCCCCAAGCAGTTGATTTAAGGTAGGCATCTCGCCCCCGCTGCGAATGATATCAGTAACGAGGTAGTTTTCTATTCTTTTACCTAATAATTTCATATCTGCGCGAGACACAGGCTTGGGACTATTGAGCATCTCCCCAATTATTCTAGCTGCAACCTTATCCCCTAAAGCTAATCCAATCAAAGTCTGTTGTTGTATCATAAGGGCACGAGCAGTAAGTTCAGTGCCCACATATATAGGACTAACCATTCCACGGGCTAGGTTAAACACTCTAGAGAATTGACTTTCTATAGACATACCTCGTAGATCTGGGTCACTTCTAAAGCCCATATTATTACCTATTGCTACATCCGCCCAGTCTGCAATATTCTTCATAAACTCGTAGTGTTCTTCTCCAAGAACAGCCCTCATTACAGGAGCATTCTTTTTGCCATATACATAGTCTATCAACACGCTGGCATCTTGAACAACTTGAGTGACATCACTTGCGACTAACTCTGTTTTCTTTCCTGCTTTAGCATCGATACCACGAAGGTACATATACTTTAGTCCTGCCCTAACTTGATCCTCATCCATGCCTTGACTGACAAATTTACCTATGTGTCTTTCAATACTTTCAGGAGTAGCGTTTTCAAACACCATATCAAAATACACGGAGGGCTTTGCCATGACGCCTTCAAAAGTTTCCATCTCTCTTAGGGTCTTGTTTAACTTATCTACATCCTGTTCTGCAGCCTTTCTTAGTGTCCCCTCGTTGCCTTTTATTCTTTCTACGACATCTTGATACTGCTGTCGGGTATTTGCATCGGTTCGTAAGAGATCGTCAAGTTTGATAGAAAAATGCTCTATCTCTGCGCGAACAAGGTTTTTTCTACTAGGATTTCCATCTACGTTAGTCACTGGTATTGATAGTATTTTTTCTAGTTCAGTTACTCTTTTTGCCCTGCTTGTATCATAATCTGCACTCTGTTTTAATCGTTTCAATGCCCCTCTACGTGCCTCATCAGGGGCTTGTCCTGCTAATTGTTGTGCAACTTCCGTGGTGGCTTGCAATGTAGTTTGATAGGCTACGGCAACTTCTTTACCTATTAAAGTTTCTAACAAAGTGCCCACAGCGTCAGCAACCACTCTTTGCTTTCTATCGGTAAGATCAAAGCCATACCCCGGTGTGCCTCTGTTGTCAGTTATCATTCCTGCACCATAAAACATCATCAGTCTATTTTTTTCTACTTCTATCTGACCAAACAACTCTCCTTGCTTGTTCAAATCTGTTTCTTGAACAGCTTTTCTCGCTAAAGTCGCTATATTTGTAAATGGTGCTAAAGGTTTGTTTCTGTTTATAGGATAATAATGCAGACCTTCTTTTCTATCCACGGCATCAAAATCTATGTTTTCTTTCGTTCTATCTCTCCCTCTTATCACGTCCCCTGCGTATCTATTTTTATCTGTCTGCAAACCTATGAGCTTTTTATGTGTGTCCCTTGCTTGTTCAATCAGAGGCAACAAGCCCTCATCTGTATCTCTATAGGCTTGATTAACAACTTCTGCAAAAGATGGATCTAAATTGAGAGGGCTATCCTCTTTTACCTTTGCCTGTGCGTCCCTGAAAGACCTGTAGATCGCTTCTGTTTCTTCTACAGACGCTTTAAAGTATTTTAACTCAGCTACGTTTTCTCCACTGTGTTCTGCCATCATAAGTGCAAGTTTAGTGTAGTTACGTTCTACGTTTCCATTCTTATCTTTATTCAATCTAACTTTCAAATTAGGAATAGCACTGTATATATCAAACAATCTGTCTATATCTTCAGAGTTTGGCATAGTATCAATTATGCCTCTCCTAGCTGCAGATTCAAATGCAAATCGTGCATCCCTGCCTACACCTGATGCAAAGAAGCTAGACCCTCCCTTAAAAAAGTAAGAGAAAGGTTTGTCGGCATATTCGTCGGTAAGGTTCATAAGTTTGGTGGCTACCGGAGCTAGGTCTATTGTTACGGCTTCTTCGGCACCTTCCGGAATATACTCATTTGCAGTGCGATAGGCAGCACTGACTTTTTGTCGTCTAGCTCCATACGAG